CTTAAGACTTACAACCACTTCTTTGTGTCCATCTTCCGTCGTCTTATAGACAGTCGTTGATAGATTTGCGTATTGACGTTTTGCCTTTTCTGCATATTCCTTAGCCAATTCAAAATTACCCTTATGCAGTGCCTGTTCTGCTTTTGCAAGATTTTCTTCTGCTTCTCTTCTTCTATCATACCAGGCTTCTTCCTCAGACATAGTTTTACGTCTGAGGGAACGGATTAATTCTTCAGTGCTTTGATTTTCACGCCTGATTAACTCCTGATACATAATTACTTTGTTTTTCCATTCCTCTGCCGCCTTACTTGCGTCCTTGTATGCCTTCTGAAGTTCCTTTCCTAAAGCCTGAGCATCGGCTATAGAAAGCAAATAGACAGGGTGTAAGGCTTGCATTGAACGGCCCACTCCTAAAACACTTGTCTGACCAACGTCCCTAACTTGATGCAAGGCCTTTACAATATTCTGTAAAGTTGCTTGATACTTTTCTGCATTTTTTTGTGCTTCTTTGGCTTTTTCTGTCTGAAATGGTAAAGGAATGCCTAATATTTTTTTTGCCTGTGTGGCCTCCATCTCAGCCGCATTAGCCTTGTATGTGTAGTATTTCATAGCCTCTATAAGCTCTTTTTTATATGCTTTTCGTTGTTCTTCCGTCAGATTTAATATTTCTTTTTGAGATAATATTTGCACATTTGCTGCTTCTTTATAGTGATTTGCTGCTTCTTTATAGTGATTGGCCAAACTCTGATTTTCTTTCATGACATCATTTAAACTTTTCATTTCATTAGCCAACTTTAATACATTATGAACTGCCAGCGCCGTCGTAACTCCGAACACACCCAACATAGCTGCTTTAGCTAATGTTAATTTAGTCGTGAATAAAGTAGTTAAGGGTATAGTTGTATGTAATTGAACAATAAGAGACCCTAGCCCTGTCACTATAGACCCAAGACCTGCTTTCCACAAAGCAAAGGCTGCTCCAGCTCCTATCAACGTCTGTATATACATCCGTGTAGGGGCATCTACCTGTTCAATCGCTTGCATAAACTTGTTTATCTGTGTTACAACTGGCAAAAGTGCATTGGCTATAAATTCACCAATTGAAATCCCAAGCCTCTCTATCTGATTCTGAAACATTTTTAGCTTATTTTCTGGTGTGTCTTTCATTTTATTATAAGCCTCTGGCATTGCCCCTGCTCTGTTTTGAAACACACCAACAGTATCAGTCAAAGTTTTAAAATTCCCTGCAAGGGCCAAAACAGCCGTTCTTGCTCCCACATCTGGGATAAGTTTTCGCATCAGTTCTGGCTGGTCAGCATATTTAGCCAGCTCTTTAATGGTTGGAATAAGCCCTTTCCATGTAATCCCAAGCTCATCCATCACTTTTTTCGCTTCGACCCCTGGAGAAGCTAAAGCCGTTAGAGCCCCACGCAAATATTCTATCGCCTCTGGGGTCTTGATACCTACTTTAGTCAAAGTAGCAATAGCAGCCGAGAGATCTCTAAAGTTTACATTCGCACTTTTGGCAACAGGCAAAACCTTTCCGATGTATTGGGCAAGTTCAGGAAAAGTAGTAACACCCTGTTTTACTGTCATAAAAAGCGTGTCATAAACATCACCTAGCTGGTCAATACTCATTCCATAAGCATTGATAACACTAACGCCCACCTTAGCCGCTGTTTTGGTATCTGTAAGACCCGCAATTGCCGCTTTTGCTGATAGTTTTAAGACCTCCACGCTATCTTTTAGTTTTACCCCAGCACTAATTATGTCATACTCTGCACTTGCCAATTGGCTGGCGCTTTGAGGTATTTGTGTTGTCAAATCAAGGATAGACCTCCGCAAATTATTGAGATTTTCTTGTGAAGTATTGAGCAGTGTATTTACCTCGGCCATCCTTGTTTCAAATGCACTATAAACACCAAAGAGTTTCACTAAAGAATAACTAGCTGCCGCAAGGCCGAGCAAGTGATTTTTAATCTGGGAAAAAGTCCCTGAAAGTGTTTTTGTTGAGCCTTGTAACTCTTGCATCTTCGCCTTAAGATTTGCCTGGGCAACTGCGTAGTCTTTCGCAGTTATTTCACCTTTTTTATACGCAGCCGTCAGTCTATCAAAAGCCCTTTCCATTTCCTCGGTTTTTTTCTTAAGGGTAGCAACAGGGGTAACATCCAGGGTTTTTAGAGCTTTTTTAAGAGATATGGTTTGCTCCTGGGCCTTTTTGATGTTTTGTTGAGATTCTTTGGCAATAGTTGACAGGGTTGGCTTTGTTTGTATGGCTTTGATTACAAATTCTAAAACTTGTTTAGCGCTTGCCATTTTGTTCTCTTAGAAGTTTCATTGTTTCTTCATAGGACATTAAAAAAATAGGAAAAGGGTATTGCCAAGCCTGTGTGTGGCCTGCCAGTATCAACTGGCAGACCGCCCGGGCTAACTGTTTTGCAGCGTCTTTTCCTGTAATTTGCGAGCAGTCTCTAGAAGCTCGTCTACTGCTTTTGAAAAAAAAGGGTTCAGCTCTCTTATAGCCTCCCTTACTTTTGCCAATACATGTTCAGGCATTTGTTTGATTTCCTCTTCTGAAAGCCCTGTCGTTAGCTTTATGATGTATTCATCCAGGTCTTTGAATAGAAAGCTAATACTACTGACTTCACTTTCTTTTCTATAAACTTCTTGACAAAGTGCCTCCCACTCTGTGCAATTTTTACACGCTTCGAGCATAGGTTTTGTCTGTCCAATTTCTCCCAACCTGGATCTTTTCCTGTTTGCCTCACATTGTTCAGGAGTGACCTTCCCTAAACCATGTGGACATACAAAAGTGTTATTAAGCCTCTGCAAAATATCCTCCACCTCTGCAACCGTGAGGTCGTGCACTTCTATCTTTTTGCCACTAAATTCAAGCGTTTTTATTTTTCGTGGGAACATAGGCTATTACTCCTCATATTCAATGTAATATGGCTCATTCTTCCCTTCTGGAGTGAGCAAAGTGCCTTCAAGTGCCAAAGTGGCAAAATCATCTGCCAAAAAATCAACTTCTTTGGTTGTTTTTAACCTCGCCTCATGAACATAAACCCTACAGGGTTTATCATTAACCTGGTTAATACCATCAAGAATTAAGGCTCCTTTAATTTCTGCATTTTGTGAACCTAAAATCTTCATTCCAGCTTCGTTATAATCATATGAAACACTTAATGTTTCTCCGTCTGTTATGCTACCACCCTCGAGCGCCTTAAGTAGTCCAACGTTACTGTTCACTACATAATCTGTTCCTTCCTCATAAGTTGTCGTTTCTCCGCTGTCTTTCACAACCACATTAGAAAGCCCACTATGTGCAAGCTTCACATAATTGCCAATACTAGCAGTTACTTCCTCACTTGTAATATTCCCTGTGCCTGCACCTTCCTCCACGTTTCCTCGCAATGCTGCTGCAAGATTGTTTGCATTAAAATCATCCATTTCAATGCTGATTTTTGCAGGTTTTGGGATAGCAACCCTGTCAAGGGCTTGCCCATAAGTATCTGTCTGCCTGGAAATCCTTTCTTTGATTTCTGCATCTGATTCATCAATCGCAAATTTAATAGCATTCCCAACAGGCAAATATTTCCCCTGCTTGTTTCTGTCTAGATATACTTGCCCTTTTCCTAAAAATCCTGCCATTTTTATCCCTCCATCATAATATTTATTCCCATTTTTTTAAATTACACTCTCCATTTTTAGTATCTAGTTTAATATATGTGCAGCTATCAAGCCAATCACCACAATTAACTATGAGTTGTCCATTCTCAATTTCCATTATGCTTGCATAGTGAGTATGCCCCATTACTATTGTGATGTAAGAAATATTTGTGTTGTAAGAAATATTGCGTTCTGCAAAATCAAACACATTGCTGTATATCATACCAATTGACTTGTGCCATTTTTCTCTATTGTATTGTTTCCAATGCGAGGGCGGTTTGAAAAAACAGGGAACGATTTTCTTCAAAAATCGCCACGGCCACCAGCCACAAAGTGAATCAAACTGGTGGCCATGAGTAAACAATACATTGCCCAGAAGAAAATGGGAAGGCGTTTCACAGCTAACGCCCAACAACTTTTGAATTGTTTTGCTCAGTTCTGGGTCGTGATTTCCTTTTAAAAGGTAACATTTGCCACTTAAAATAAGTCTTTTTAATGCTTCCAGCAACAAGGCACCAGTCCTAGACTTCATTATTTCTTTTTCTGTGCAACGCACTCTGTCTATTATGTCCCCTGCACCCACTATTAAATCTGCCACATCTAAGGCATAATCTACAAAGCCCAGAAACTTTCTGTTTGTATAAGGGATGTGAGTGTCTGAAAAGGCAACTATTTTCATCCTCTACAGCGCTCCCACAAACTCCACCATAAAGGGCACAACTTTTTTAATAACATCTTTGCCAACAAGATAGCCAAACCGTTGCCACAGCCCCAGTAGCTTACCCTTCTCACATTCTGTGAGGTCCTCGACTTTCTTGCCCTTGACAGTCCGCTCAATCTCCTCAAGGATTTCCATTGCTTCAGCAGGCATCTTACCAATATCCTCGCCGAGAGCAACCTTCCAGTAGCAAACTGAAAATTCGCTGTGTGAACAAAGCACAGCGGCCAGCTTGTCAGCCTGGTTCATGAACTTGTCATACCTCTTGGTGAGGCCCTTCACACGGACTGCACACCCCACCAAGAGCAAGAGACACAGAGACAATATTATTGCCGTTATAATCATTGCTCCCCCCCGTTTTTACTAGGCATAAATTCCTCCTTGCGCCCTTTTTAGGACACGTTCATATATACAAAACTCCTGGGATTTCCACGGTTATCATGTTCTTCTATTCTCCTACATAATACATAGTAAAATCAAACCATTTTTCATTCCTAACATACATTGTTCCTCTTAAAGCATGCTTGTTTATTTTTTTTAAGACATCTCGCACAGGCCAATATTTATAGTGCAATTCCATATCTTTAATTCTAAAATCTGCCAAAAATAATTCGCTCCCCCAAGGAAGAAAGTTTTTCCCACTATCTCCTTCTATTTTTTTGGTCAGGATGTGTGTTTCCCCAATGTAAACTTCCCAATATCCATCAAGTATTTTATTCATTTTATTTGATAATTTCTTTTATACTTCCTCCCTTACTTCTGTCTCATATACCTGCCCAAAGGCAACTATGCGGTCATCATGATATATCAATCTTTCCCTCTTAATTTGCAAAGGCTTCATCTCAAAATCCGCAAAAATTACATCATTCAGCGCCTCTTTGGTTTTCTCCAAAAGTTCATACACTTTCTGTCTAGCCTTATCTTTTTTTCTCATACTCTCACATCCTACAATCACTGTCCAACGCATCCGCCTTCTGAGCAATAAATTTTGTCTATCAAAATCTCCCCCCTCATACACTACTAATGCACAAGGCATAAGCCCCAGTATTTCTTTATAAGTTTGCCGTGCAAATTCTCCTTCATATCCTTTTATTGTTTTGAAATCTGCTATTGTCGTAATTTTATCTACAATCGCTTGCTCAAACTCATTCAGCATTACTTACCCTTTTGCCAGCCTTTCTATTTCTTTTGATAGAGTGTCCAAAATCTCATCCCAATCTTCGTCAGCCACCCCAAGAAAAGGCCTGACTGGTATTTCTGCCCTGTGGCCACGTCCAGCCCTGCCGCCAAATTGGTGGATGGCAGCATATGGGACGTTTGTGCTTACTTCTACCCGGTCCTGGTAGGCATCGTAAGTGAAATGTCCGCCAAGCCGGCCCTCACGCCAGAGAATTGGATGCTCGCCTCCATAACCAGACCGGATGCGTTGCTGTATGGTAGAAGGCTTTAGCGGCGCCCAGGCTTCACCTTCAGGTGAACGTTCCTCCTCAAAGCAAGTCTGCACCCGATTGAGCACAATCTCACCGATGTTTTTCATCACCGGCCGCAAGTCTGAAGTGAAGTTTAAAAGCCGTTTAAACAGCCTTGTAACCTCTTCATCATGTACAGTTATAGTAATGGCCGGCATCAATATGCCTCCCAGGTGTCGTCATTAAAATACTTGCTGCGCGTACTGGCTTTTACCTCTGCTGTTTGCACTCGCTCTGGTTCTTCTGAGACGCCCAGTTTGACCTGACCTTTGCTTATTCTATTCAAAAGTTTGTCAACATTTTTCTTGCGCTCCTGGATATCATCAGTAACCACGCTGCGCCTGAGCTTGAGGTAATACAACACTAGATCAACACAGATCCGCTTGATCAATATATGCGGTGTGTCCAGCGGCACATTGTAACGTGTAACCAGATACCCATCTATCTCGGCACTGGCCCGCTCACAGATTTCATCCACCACGGTCTGATTCACGGTGCCCAGACCGTCATCATCCGTCAGTTGGATCAGCTCCTCTTCACTGATTTCTTTTTTTAAGTCGTCTAAGGTTGCGTAGGCCATAGTTTATTAGAAAGGGCAGGACATACGAGCGCCCCACCCGTGGTTTATTTCGCTTTTTCTTTGTCCTGTTTGAAATCGTCTGGATCGTCTTTAACAGGTTCAACAATCGGCTCAATGATAGGCGGTTTGACTTTCATCAAGTCTCCAGCCACTTTTTTGGGCAGCTCAACCTTATCCCCTGGCTTATACCTTTTGCCGTTATACCGCAGACCATATTTCACCAGATATTTCATTGTCACCTCCTAATTAAGCGTTAGTGTCTTTAATAAGAAAAGCAGCATCAGCGCCCACGATTTTGATGGCGTAATTATCTGTATAGCGAATAATGGTCAGCTTTTTTTGTTGGTCATAACGGTCGACAAAAGGATATCCTTTCCGGCGCAGGGTATAGCCGTAAGCAGGCTCATACGGAGTGCGCTCATTAGGTTTTCTTTGTGGCACATAGGCTAAGATACAAACATCGCCCCAGATATCATATACTGTGCCATCATCATCCATATAAATGGCTTCACCCACTGCTACAGTAGGAATGTCAAAAATCACTTTAAGCAGATCAACGGTTAAAACACCTTTCTGGCTGTATTTAATCTTCTCCAGCAATTTAAGATGTTCTTTTAGAGCTTTAAAAGTAGATGCGCCTATAACCATTACATTGGGGCGCCTGCCGATGGTCTGCCTGATGGTTTCTTTAGCATCATCAACCACTGTAATAGGATTAGAGTTCTCATAATCTGTCCACTGATCTGTCCCGGTTAGAGTTTCAACATGAGATGCGTCGTAATTCGCTGCATCTTGGGCTAAATCAGCCGCAGCCTTTTCTCTGCCTAACTGTACACCTTCTGTGACCCGAAATGTGGCCGCAGCCTCAATCGGGAACATAGATTCTGCTTTTTCTCTGTAATCAATGGGCTCTTCAAGGTCATGCTCATCACAGGCATAAGGAATTGTATTGGGCGCTTCAGAGTAAATCCGGTTAGACTTAGCCCTAATAGCCCTTAACGTGCGATAGATCTTGAAATGCTCCTTGCCAAATTTCGGAATCTTTCCGCCTTCTTTGTCAACTGAGACGGTTGGGAAAAGCACCTCGGCTACAAACTCAGCATTGGTGTAGCCAATGGCCAGGTTTGTTAATACCGGATCAACAATTCTTTCTTGTGATAGCCTATCTGGCATTTTTCTCCCCTCCTAAAGTATTATTTGAGTAAAACTTCAATGATATCGCCCGCACCGCTGGCAGCGGTTAAAGCATAGCCAAGTACCTTCTGCGGCAATACACCGCCAGAAATAGTGGTAATATCCCCATTGGCTGCCGTACTGGTTACACTGGTGCCTCCTGTATCAATAGAAACGGCCAAATCGCTTGCCTTCACCGCACGTCCCTGGTTGTCTGTGGTGATAGGGTCGCCTTTGGCAATGGCTTCTGCTGCTTCCACTAAAGCTGTCCCTAGAGCAATTACTGGAGCCTGTCTTCCTTGTGCAGCTTCTACTTCAGTCACGCCTACAGCAAATCCTCCTGCAGCAGGATAATTTCCGTCAGGCCCTACAAAACGGTGAGGTTCTAAATCAACAGCGGCTCCAATACTTATAGCTAAAACTGGTTTATATGTTGCTGGCATGTCCCCCTCCTTTTATTTAATGACAGCCAAAATGGCTTCTTTATAAGTGCAATTATGCTCTTTTTGATAGGCCACAGCCTTTTTGTGCAGTTCAAGCCTTTCCTGATCTATGGTTCCTGGCACTTCCTTAAATTCAGCTTCATTTCCTGTTTGTTCGTTGCTGGCTTTGCCTTTTTTTGCTACTTCTTCAAATTCAACGATTTTAGGCAGGTTGCTCAAAAAGTCCTGAAAGAAGGTAAGCGGGCTTTTCTTTTGCCCCTCGGCAAACTCAACTTCTGTCTCGCTGTCTAACCGAAGCATAAACTCTACAATGCCTGCCTTTTTCATCGCCGGAGTTACCTTGCCCTCGCTCATAAGTGTATCAATAAACTTTTCGTACTCAGCCAGTTTTAACTTGCGTTCAAGTTCTATCTTTTCCTTAGCTAGCCGTTCTCTTTCTTCCTTTTCCTTTTTCACCTGTTCGGCAAAACGCGCTTCAACCTCTTTACGGATTGACGCAGCCAGTTCTTCTTTAATTTTTTCAATATCCATACTTCCCCCCTCGCTAAAAGATATTTCTACGACGCTATCCCCGACCTCCTGAGCCAGCTTGATATCAGCCAGCCCTTTTACAGCCGGCGGCACAGCGCCCAAAAAACCAATATGACGCAGATACCAGACACCGTCTTTAATCGCTTTTGAAAGAGCGACAGAACGCTTTTTAAAAGCGCCTTTATTAACTAATTGTTTAAACTCCGGCACGACATCTTTTAGTTTAGCGTATAGAAACTCACCCACTCTTTTCAGGCCTTCCACCCAGCCATAAGCAGGTTTGTCCTGTTTGGGATGCCCAATTACGACCGGAGCTTCATACCAGTCTGGATCATAACTCTTAACAATTTCGTCTAGGTCTTTCTCTGTCCAGGTGCGGGTGTTTCCTTGTGCATCTGTCCAGGTGCCTGTCCGAAAAATAGGAATCCAGCCAGTCTCTTCACTATGGGCACTTTCACCTTCCATTGCCGCCAAAAGCCTGCCAGCGGCATTAAAAATATCCGTTGCCCCCTGCTGGCCAGCCCGCTGCCTGATGGCAATCAAAGCAGAACGGTAGACTTTTCCGTTCTTACCAAAAGGATATTTCCAGGCTTCTTTGGTTTCTGGATTTGCTTCTGTATCATGCCCCAGATGCCACTTTTTGTATTCATTAAAGTTAGGCGGATCGCCAAGAATTTTATTTTCATCATCCGCTGAGATAGACCAATCAGAGGTTTTATCTACCTTATTGGCCTTGATTAAAGACAAGGCATGATTGTAGCCAGCGCGGTTAAGAATTACAGGCATAGAAAGCCTCCTTGTTTTCTTCAGAAGACTAACATAAAAAAGGCTGGCTATTTGCGAAATTTGCAAAGGAGATAATAAAAAGTATGGGCGAAACTCATCAAAGCTTATTCTTGCGGAACATTTTTATATTGCTCAACCAGTTTTTTATCATATTTTCTTAAATCTGGTTTAAACGCTTTTTTACCCGGGTTATATTGCCATTCAGGTGGAGCAATTTTGTTTGGCTCAAAGCCAAGCTGCTTGGCCTCGTCTAAAATTTCCTTCCCACTTTGCACCTTCAGCCCACGACGCTGAAGGTCGTATTCAGAAAGAGAACGCACAACACAGTGGCACCTCCAACCATTTGGTGGATAATATGTATTCCAAAATGGGTCATCCGCTGGCAGCACCTTGCCATGTAACGCCACATGTGCCGGGCGTGGATATTTGCACGGCCTGTGCACATACATCCAATACGGCCGATGGCGTAAAACATCCGGGTCCGTCATCTGCCGATAACGACCGACATTATATGAAACCTGGGTATTGACGTGGAAGATGGTTTTAAGCCGCCACGGCGTACCGGCCCAGTACCACTCTTTGCGCTCTGGATCAAAAACTTTTCCCCACCAGCCCTTCTTTTTTAAAATTGTCTCTAATTGTTTTTTAAACTCAGAAAAAGGCATCCCATCTTTTAGTGCCTGCTCAACCGCCTCACGGATATCCTGAAGCAGATCCATCCGCATGACTTTGGCAACCGTAAAGGCACGGTGATGGTCCTCCTGCCACATTTCCCACCAGTGCCAAGTAAAGCGATAGCCCTTATTCTGGAAATACTTAACTGCCTCTTTTGGAGGAAGTGGTTTTAACTCAATTTTAGGCATCTATTTCTCCGCCGTTCCCAGGGGGTCTAAGACCCTAATTTCTGCCTTGTTTAAACCCCTGTTAAACCCCTTTTAAACAGGTTTTTAAAAATTTAAAAAATTGAGCTGTGGCTGTCCCTATATCTAAACACCTGTTCGCCCATACCCCCTCTTAAAACGCAATTTCGTGCGTCTGAGGGATATCTGCTATTTTGTATCTTTCTCACTCTGTATTCTTCCCCATAAATCAGCCATAAACATCGTTTGTGCTAGCAATTCTTCTATTTCGCTGTCGTCTAAAAGTGGGAAAAGGTCATAGAGTTTCTTTTGCAGCTCTTCATAAGAAGAAGCACTGTTAATGAAGTCAAAAATAGGCTTTAAAAGTTTCTCTAAAGGCTGTTTAAGCTGCTTTTCAGCTGTTGCTACCAAGTTGTTTATGGCCTGTTGATCAGCCGGCTCTTTAGGCGTCTTTTCAGCAAACATGGCCATCTGTTGGGCCGTTGACGCACCTAATACCTCAAAGTCGTCCTTAGCCAGGTTATATTTCTCCATGTAATATTTTTTGGTAAAGTGTACACCCTGGCGGGTAAGTATCTCGTCCCGCTCAGCCCTGGGCTTCTGGACATCTTCCTCTTCATAAAAACTAAATACAGGGTAAACTGCGTCTGGATAATTCAAATCAACGAGCCACTGAATAGCCTGATTTAATACTGTCTTTACAATCTTTTTGTCTCCTTCAATAATATCTTTACGCACCTCCTCATGAATCTTTCCTAATGCCTGCGAGCCAACTCTGCCCTGCTCGGTAGTCAAAGTTTGACCTACGATGGCCTTCGACAGTTCGGCATCACACCTATCAATAAATTTGTCATATATCTCTGCTGAAGCAGTTTTGGGTGTATCTTTTATCTCTATATTGCTATCTTCTGGAATCACAGCTATAGCGTCTTCAATCATTTGCTCAAGGGCATCAAGCAGGGTATCGATCTCCTTTTCTGACGCTCCCCGTGGATGCTTCCCGATTACCCAGGGCATAGCATACTTCTCAGTAAAAATTGCCCAGAACTTAAAACCGCCTTTCTTAAATGTTGCTGGCCAGAAGCAGCGGCTCATCACCCGTTTGCCATACGGGTTAGCATAGCTGGCATAAAATCTTGCCAAAAGAAACTTGCGCGGAGGTAAAAGCTCACCCTGTATCATGTTTTCTTTTGAACGAAATCTGAGCCTGTTTTCCTCATCAAATACAAACCACTCCGGTGGTTTGCCAACGATATCCTCTATGACAATGCGGCTGCCGTCTTTGGCCCACATCACTTCTAAAGGCGCATAGCCAAAAAGCGGTGCATCAAGGATCTCTCGGATGACCCGGTCCATATCAATATTTTTGAAAACATCATCTACAAACTCTGCTGCTTTTCTATCTGCCCGCTTTGTACCTTTAGGCTTTATTTCCCATTCCTGGCTCAAAACCCCGGCCCTTCTACTTTCCACACATCCACCAATATGGCTATCAACAAGCAGGTTTTTATACACGGTGATATCCTTCCCCTGCTTGCGCAAAACAGGATCTGGATCAGGTAGATACATACCCAAGGCATAATAATTATAAACCCGCTTCCTGGAAGCTATCTCATCTGTTAGTGAAACCTTATCCATATCGGCAAATTCAACATACTCATGCTCATTAATCCATATCCTTTTAGCCATTTTTATCTCCTAATACCCTTTCAACATCCTGTAACTGTCTCCTTTTCTTCTACTTCTCACCGTTACCGGCCAGATCATCTGCCCTTTTTCTGTCCCGGCATGCACCGCCAGCGCCAATGCCCAGAAGTGGTCGGCATGGCCGGTTTCTTCGGTTCTGTCTGCATCAAAACGAAAGTGCCCGGTGGGGGTAGAATATTTTTTCACGCTGTGTAGGCTGCGGTGGATGGTCTGATCTTTGGGAATCCACACCCCTATATCCTCTATCGTATCTTTTAGCTGCGTGGCTAAAGTTTCCTTGTTCGCATTGGTGAAATCTATTCCTTCTACTCTGCTGCCAAACATATCCCCTGCTTCCTCTGCCAGTTGTGCGCCAATGCCAGTTTTATCAATCGCAGCCCGGCGCCAGTTAGGCAGAGACAAAAGGGTAAACAAAACCTTTTTTTGCACATAAAACGGCTTTTTTTTAAAAGTGATCACTGCCCGCGTATAGTTGTATAGCGCCTTTTTCTCCAGTAACCAGATGATAGATAAATCCCGTTCACGCCCAATGTCCATGCCGGCAAAAAGATCGCCATCAAGGGCTGCCAGTTCTGCTACAAGCTCAGCGGCTTCTCTCTCCCACCAGGGTGGGTCTTTTTTGTGATGTTTAAAGTATTTATGTGCCCTTTCTGCTTTTTTGATGAGCTCATCCACCCACCACGGCTCTGAATCAAGTTTTTCATCTTCTACAAGATTGATCATTTCATGGGTCAAAAAGGCTGTTGTTTCATCAGCGGCAATGACTAAAAACTCCTCTTCCCAAGCTTCGTCATCACCCAGAAGCTCTCTCAAATCTTCCGGGGTGATTTCATTCCCGTCTTCGTCATAGATTTTAAGTCCTTCTGCTACTGCGTCATAAATAGTTGTACGGTGGTGGGAGTATTTTTTATTTTTGGTCAGCTCAAAAAACTTTGTTTTCTTACCTTTATGCGTGCTGCTAATGCGGATTTTATAGCCCCGGGTAATGGCCGGGAATATGGCCTTCCAGATACCCCTATCATCTTTATGAAAGGCAAACTCATCCAGATACACATTGCCTGAAAAACCCCGAATTGTGTCAGGATTAGAGGGTACAAAATGCAGCAGTTTATCGTCATGAAACACGATGGTTTCCATGTTTTCTTTTTCTGGGGTAATGATTTCCTCTGTCAGGATGCGCAAAACCTTAATGTGCTTTCTTGCCTCACGGGCTGCTTTTTGAGACTGCCGATTGGAAGCAGAGCCATAGACGCTCTCAATAGGTTTGGGATGAAGGCTTGTTTCCAGAACGGCCTTCAAGGCCATTGAAAAGGTTTTACCGATTTGTCTGGATGACTCCCAGACGATACCAATTGTTTTGTCTTCAACAAACCTTCTCTGATATGGCAAAAGTATTTTTTCATGATTCATCACGGATTTTCACACCGTAATAATTTTCTAAAGTTTCCTGGACAATTTTTTGCACCTCTTCTGGAGATTTCTTCTTCGCCTCAGCCTCTTCTTTTTCTATTTGCCGCAATTCAACCGCAGCACTGGGTTTAAGCACCGCAATGATGCGACATAAGGCATATACATTTTGTGGGTTTGGGTCATCTAAAGTAACAATAGCCAATTTATATTTCAATTCCTCTAAAATATCGTTTAATTTACGCTCTTTGATGATGTATTCCTTGCGTTTTTCTGCCCATTCTCCCTCTGCTGACCAGCGCTGTAAAGTGCGCTCTGAAACATCTTTTAGCTCACGGGCAATTTCAGAGATAGTCTTACCCTCCTGCACAAACATCCGTCGGGCTTCTTCATAGTAGGCAGCCATCTTACCCAAGATCGGCCTCCATGCGATCTATTTCGGCTTTAAGCTTTTTTGCCTCTTCATAAATTTGGGCAAGCTCCTGGGCCTGCTGTGCTATAAGCTCACCCTGAAGCTCTACCAACTTTTTATATGGATCAATATGAAGGCGTAGCGATATAATCAGACCATCGGCCTTTATTTCCAATTCTTTAAGACGAGTTTTAGCCTCGCTTAAACGGCCTTTAAGCCTGATTTTTTCCTCTCGCAAAAACCCCATACTCCCTCCTTATGCCACTTTCTTTTCTCCCCGCACTAGAGGGCAAAAGCGGTTGTCCTCAATTTTTTGCTCAATGCGGCTTAGACCCTGGATGTTGAGCGTTATTATCTCCATCTGTTCCTCACTCATTCTGCAATACTTCTCGCATAAATCTTTGTATTCCTCAGTTATCTTCTGCATCTCTATTATCTTTTTATGATCAAACCACCAGATAATAAAAATCAGCCCCGGTAGGCCAAGTGTCTTGATAATATCTAAAAACAGCGCATGATCCACGAGAGTCTCCTATTTAAAATTGGCTCATTACTTTCTCTTGCTATCTCAGAGGCTTTATCATGTTTCCCACGGCTCCTGAAAAATTCCACTGTAGCTTTACCAATTAATATCTCCTGGCGAGTAAAAAATTTAAATCCCTTACCTCAAAATTAGGGCATGTTTTGTGCGGATTGAAATCTCTATGGCCAAAAATGGGAATATTCCCAAATTGCTGGCGCAAATCCAAAATAAGCCCAACAAGTTTTTTCAGTTGTTTGACGGAAAAATGATGTCTGCCAATCATGCAAATGCCAATACTATCATGATTCTGTCCTCGGCAATGAGCGCCTACCTCTTCAACTGGTCTTCCCTTTTCAATAATACCGTCGTCTTGGGGGACATATTCTCCTTTTTTACGACACCCATTTAAGATAACATAATGATATCCAATACACCGCCAACCACGCTCTTTGTGCCAGCGGTCTATTTCTTCAGCATCGCCAAAATCACTATCACTACAATGGACAATAATCTTATTGATTTGTCGCATCTTGACGAGATGCTAGCACAAAAAAGGCAGGCTCTTTGCGGAATTTGCAAAGATGGAAATGTCCCCAGAGTATATAAAATGAAGGAGTTGATATAAGGCGGAAAGTCCTCTATGCCGAAAGAAATGCCTGGGTCCGATTGGAGGCCACCATTCCTTACTAGGCCGGCTTATCTCTGCCTCCAGGTTCCCCGGCAGGTAGAATAGAACCCAAGCAAAAAAAGTATATCACCATAGCCTGTTGTTTGTCAAGTAGATAATTTCTAATCCTCCCAATTAAACGGATGCTTCTTTTCCAGATATTCAAGCAGCGCCGACCTGGGTATTCGCCACGCACCACGAATTTTGGTGGCGTCGATTTCTCCAATATACACTAGCTCATATATAGTGCGTTCGGCAATCCTTAAAAAGCTTGCCACCTCTTTAACCGTAAGAAAATGAGGCATCTGATTTATTTCGTTCCTGATCGTTTTGATACAGTATTGGTTGTTCATTTCCCTCTGCTTCTTATCTTTTTAAGTACCTCTATTACTTGATTTGCTTGTTTCCCTGTCAGCCATCGCAAATCCTGCACTCCTGTCATTTTGAACACAAAACGTCTGAGCGCCCGCTCTGGATTTCTTGCAAATGTTACTTCCGCCCATAACACTTCTATCTTTCTGAGTTGCCCCGGAGTGGCCATCCCAGGGCGTTTGCCCAGGTCATCATATTTTTTACGCTTTCTTTTCTCTTTAAAGCCTCGTTTTTTGAAGGCATCTAGCACCTTTTCAAGCTCAGCCAGGCTCATCTGGGAGCAACTTTCCTTAGCGGCTTGCGCCTGCAAAAAGTCACGATACACCACATCATCAAAGCCAAGCTGCACTTTAGCAATGTGAATTTTTGCAATCAGTATTTTGCGTAGGTCTTTTGCCTCAGGCATAACGCTCCCTTTTAATGAAATATCGTATTAAATCTTTGGCTCGCACCCAATATTCTTTCCCTGTGTTCTTATTTTTTATTTTCACATCAAAATCACGCACTTCTATAATCACATAGATATTTTTGTTAACCTTATGTATCCACTGTTGTCCCACTTTAAACATGCCTAAACCTCTTTTAAATCAAGTTTAAGTTGCTCTAAAAGGCTCCTTAATTTGATATTTTTTAGTTCGCTTGCCCGCCTGAGCAGAGAAAGGGCGTGTTTATAATACTTACAATACGTCTCTTCTATTTCCTCCTGTGTGGCCGGGATGTAGTATCCGCCGTGCTCAGGATGATAGGAAGCACAGATTGGTTTGTGAAACACATTCACTAGCCTGCTGACCGCATTTCTCACCGCCCGCTCAGGCGCATTGAGTTTCCTAGCCAGCACCCGGTAAGTAATCGCCAGACGCTTACCTTTATGCCATCGTAACTCAGCCCAAACGGCTCTTTCTAAATCAGTCATTTTGGGACGCATTTTGTCCGACCTTTTCATCTGTTAGTTTCCCCAACCAGACTAACCAATGTGATCTGTCATTCACTTCCTATTCCTCCGCCTGCTTTGTTTTGCCCTTTTATTGCGCTTTCTTCTCTTCTCGACCTTTTTGTCTTTCTTTGTAGAAGGCGGAAGCTTTCTGGTTGGTTGTGGTGTTCGTGTCTCCGCCAGTATAGTGGCTAGTGCCGCCCAAAACAGCATCTCTCCTGTTTTACTCATTTGATTGACTTCACTTCGCAAAATTTAGATAGGTTTTGTTTTTTAATCCATTTTAGAATCCTATCCGGGTCAAAACCGTAAATGCGATATAATTTTCCTTTTCTGCTTTCATAACCCAGCAAGTCTCCTTTGGGGAAACTGCGTGGCTTGCAGCCTTTAAGAACTCGTAAAACTACAAGACCATTATATTTTTTTGCTTCTATAGCCTCTTGTTTAAGGTCTTCTATCGTCATTTAACTCCTCTTTGGTTGAGTAAAGAACCAATAACAAACAATTCCTAAAAATATCCATAATATTACAAGTATCTCTAAAAAATCTATCATTTTCTCCTCCTTAAATTTTATACTTTCTTCTTTTGCTTTTACGATTCCTAGCCTTCACATAACACTCCTCATTACAACAATGGTAGGGACCGTAACAAGTTAGGATAGACCGTTGAAGGTGTTTGATATAGGCTTCTCCTTCACTAGTCCACGAAACAATACCTTCTTTCCCACAACCATCACATTTGCCAAATTTTATTCCTTTTAATCTTTTCGCCATTCTTCCTCTCTCTTTATATTCAATGCTTGCTCACTGTGGTTTTTGAAATGTCATATTCCTCTAAAATCGCTACTTGTTTATCTGCTTTAGTCATGGGTAAATTAGCCAATATAAATTCAATATCTTCTAGAGTTAACCAAATACCAAAATAGCCACCAAAGGTAATAAAAAAGAAATTCTCGCCACTTTTTTGAACCTCTTTTTTAATTCTTTGTAATGCCTTTATAAAGGTAACCTTTTCAACTCTTCCATGCAGATAAAAAGTAAATCGCCCTTCAGCCATCGTAAGTGCATAATCTTCATCCCCCCTATCTGTTCTGCACCTAATTCTCCACTTATTGTTTTCAGCTATAAGCATTTTTTCTCCTATTCATATAGTTCATAACTAAAACTTTCCTTTAATTTTCTTTCAGTGCCCACTAAAAATAGCTTTTCATCCGTCCATTTTTCCAGGACATCCCATCTGACAGACTTACTTACTTTAATAGCCTCAGTCATACCCAGCTCCTCAAGTTTATCTAAGACCCCCCTTGCCCGCTTAATTTTCCATTGCGCATGATACAAAAGCGCTCCATGCTGAAGCTCCACTCTTTGTGTTTCAGCAAAGAGCTCCTCCCTCTCATACTTGCAAAGGGTTTTAATCTTTTTGTCCAGTGTTTGAATAATTGACTCTAAATCTTTTATTTCTGCCACATATTTCCCCCTAATCTTAGCTATTTCCGCTTCAGCCTCGTCCTGAATTGCCTTTAATCTGCATTTATATTCAGCCATTTGCATCAATAATTGATCTGCCTCTTTATGTGCCTCTGATAAATATAATTTCCTAGCTACCCTCATATCGCCTCCCTTGTTAAATTAAGTTGAATTTGCCCTATCAGTTGAGGCAAGGTTAGACGCCGCAACTTTGCTTCCATTGCCAAAGCCCTCAAGGCCCTTTGCCTGAGCTTTTTACAATATACCTCTAAATCCGAGCCCACCGAGGCTAAATAATATCCCCCTCCTGTTTGCTCGGTTGAAGAACAAATAGGTACCCCTTCTTTTCTTAGTTCCGTAATGATTTGTCTTATTTCTCTAGTGCCTGTAATTTTATCTTTTGGTTCTTTCTCAAAAACAAGTCTATAAAGCTCGGCCATACTTATAGCCCTTGCTTTACCAATATGCCTTGAAAGCACAGCCAAAAGTCGTGCTTTATACCTCTCTTGTTCTTTTTTTCTCATTTTCTCCTCCTTCTAACAACAATTGCTCTACTAGCGTGCATACCTTTCTACTTCTTGTTCTTGACAAAGCACCTTCCACTCTGTGCAATTTTCACACGGCCCAGGCATAGGAAATATATTAGGGTTTGTCCATCGCCCAATTTCTTTCAGCCTGGGCCTTTTTCTGTTTGCCTCACATTGCTTAGGACTAATCCGTCCTAAGCCATGTGGACATACAAAAGTGTTATCCTTTAGCCACTTCTCTTTGTCTGGCATCTTCCTTCTCGTCCCAACCGTTTTGCTACCAATTCCTTTGCTCGTTCTACCGTGTTTAAATACTCATCAATAGACCTGGCCAGTATCTCACATCGCCTCTTACATTCCTTAAAATCTAAATTTCTGCTATTTTTCGCCACAAATGACATAAGCTCCCCAATATTATCCTCTACTGCCTTTTTATATCCCTCTAAAATCTTGCTTAAATTGTTCATATGTACCCTCTCTAAATCTATTTTAAAAAGGTAAGCCATTGTGCCGCCGGGGTCTGCCGACGTATACCGTGATCACCGTGTTCAGCCGCTTGTCAAGCTTAAAAAGCAATCCATGCCGATAGTTCCAAAAGATTGCCGGCATGTAAAAAAACTGCCCGTTTGCCTGTCTGATCTCCCGAAATTGCTGAATGCAGATTGCCTGTTTTAGTAATCCTTCTATTTCTTTCTCCCCTGGCCTATACCCCATTAAATCTGTCCACTTTTCTACAAAATGTCTTGAAAGCCTCATTAACCCCTCCGTAAAGGGCATTTAAGGCAAGTCTTATACAGTCTTAAAGTAACCGGATTGCCTACCTTAAGCCCGATTTTTTTTGCCCTTTGCCAGTTTTCTGCACACCTATCCGGTTCGATCGGTCCAAGCACAGGGCAATTAACCTTATCCCCGCTGCCGTATATGGCCATTACTTTCTTTTTTATGTTTTCTGTGCTGGCTGGGTATTTGTTGTTTATCACTAAATACACCGTCGTTTTGGCTATACCCAGCTCTTTGGCCACCTGAGCATCGCCCTTAGAGTTGACCTGTTTTGCCAATATTTCACGCCACATCGTCATCCCCTCCTGATTACAGTTTCCGGGTCCTCAACCCAGTATTCATTGGTGTTAGGATCAAAAAGAAATCGCAAATCCTTTTGCACTGGTGGTTTAGGTCCGGTGTTTTTCACCAACCGATACACCCAGTGTGTGCCTTTCCCATTTAGATTGGGTTTGCGTCTTTTCCGTAAATACCCTGCATCCGCTAAAATTTTTAGATACCGTTTGATATTGACATAGGTAGCGTCAGTAAGCATTTCTATATCCGCAGAAGTAAATTCCTCTTTATGAGCCCGGATTACCTTCCAGATTTTGGCCCTATCTGTTTGCATCCGCACCTTATTCATTTTGTCCCCTCCAAATCCCTTGCTGTAACAACCTTCCCCTTGTTTGTCTTTGCCATTCGCTCACATAGATACAAACACACCACCACTCGCCTAAATTTCCCACCTGATTTATCCCACACCCATTTCAGGGCTGAATCCTCAAGCTTCGCCTCGCAAATGGTCTCAGCCGTTAGTCGCACATCATCAAGACTAAGCGGTTGAAATTTCACTATCTGAGAAAAACGGTCATAAAGATGTTTATAACGGGCCAGTTTTTTATCAGCCTGACTCATACCGATATACACAAAAGGAGCACCGGTAATATCGTGCAGGTCCCGCAGAGTTTCAATTACACGAGCATCGTAGGTAAGATAGTCCACTTCATCTATGAACACGATGCGTGGCTTCTCTAAAAGGGCATCTTGTGCTTGCCTAAAAAGATCACTTGTCCTCCACGCCGGTGCTTCACCAAGCTCTGCCACAAGCTCTTCAAGCAACCAGCGGCCGGACATGAGCTTTTTTGTGCGGATAAATATCGCTCCATCATCCTGGGCCACATACCAGAGGGCTGTGGCGGTTTTGCCGTAACCGGGCTCGCCATATACAAGTGCCATACCCGGAATGCCCTCCTGACGTGTCTTTAGTGACACCATTGCATCCAAAAAATGCCTAACATTTGACACTTTGACAAACTGCTTTTTCACGATTAACCTCCTGTTTGAACCTTTCTTCTATGCCCTGCGTGGGCTTCGGCCCACCAGGGCGTTCCTTTTTTTTCGTCCTCTTCTTTGTAAATCAGCCGATACATATCTGTGGTGATAAACCATTTAATAAACTCCACTTCTTTTTCATCTCTGAGAGGCCGACCTTTTTCTAGATACTGCTGCCGATACCACTCATACGCCCTCCAGGTGTCCGCTCCAAAGAACGGCACATCATCTGCTTGGCTGTCTGTATCACCCCTTTTCTCTTTTTGTTTGTTAGACAATTGCACTACCTTTTGTTCAATTGCCTGTATATCTTTAATAAATTTTGTTTCATCTGGGGCAGATGTTTCGGCTTCTATACGCTCAATGGTCTCTGGAATGTTCGGCACCTGAGAAACAACCTCATTCCAGGGCAGTTCTGGTAAAGACCTGCCGGATTGAATGGCCGCTTTGGCAAGCTGGACAGTCTGTTTTTTGAGTCGCTTTTTCTGGGAAATACCTTGCTTAACAGCCTGCATATCAAGAGGATTGCCGATAAGAAATACAGCCGGATGGACGCTTTCCACCAGTTCTGCTGGCCCAAGATAATTGCCGCGCAGGTCAAAAACATAGATGCGGCTCAGGTTAGTGAATATATAGCGAATGATTACCTTTTCCCGCAGGCCATATAGATTTTCATTCCAGTATTGGTTGCCAAGGAAGGAGATGCCGTTTCGGAATACTTGTTTCACTTCATACGGCATCATGAGAAAGAAAAGCTGCTCTACATCCACTCCCGGCCCTTTGCCGGCATTAAACACTTCCCCAGGTGTGCGGCCTCTAAGTCCACGGTGGGGCTGGCTGGCATAAAATTCACGCCAAGAGTAAAAGAGTTGGATCACCTGCGGAATAGTGGGTATCCATTTACCCTTGATGCGTTTGGCCAGTTTTTCATTGCGTTTAAGGTAGGCAGGTTTGTCATCTATGTTCTGCCCCACATAACTTGGCAGCATCCGCTCAAACCACTCATTAAATGTACCAAAGAAACGCTCAACCGGCTTTGACTGGGCGTTGTATGGCCAGCAAAAGTGAGTGTGAATGCCAAGCCGGGCATACATGCCGTATATACCCGCCTCTTCAAGGTTTACTTCGCTCGTAAATATCTTGGCTTTGAAGGCCTTGCCGTTATCCAGAATTACAGCCTTAGGCATCTTGCCCAGGGTAATGATGGCATCGGCCAGGGCACAGGCAATGGCCTGGGTGTCTTCCTGGATCATTATAGAAATGCCCACTGGAAATCTACTTGCCCAATCGTAAAAAAGGATTAGTGCCGGCCGATAGGGCTTACCGGTAAAGGGATTGATTACTTGAAAGTTGCACCGCTTGCCATCTGCTACCAATACCTCGCCGACTCCAAGCAAATCGGCATTGCGCTTAAGGTATGGAAGGACTTTGTCGTTTAAACCCTTTTCGCCCTCACGAAGCAGCGTCCAGAGATCATAATTTTGCGCCCGCCATTCCTTCACCCACCGGCGCATCGTGTCATAAGAGGATGGAGATGGAATGCCACGCTGGGCAAGGATGTGTTTGGCAATGCGGATAGCGGTGTTTATCTTAATCTGGTTTTGATAGAGAAGGATATCTAAAAGGATATTTTTCTCATCTTCTGTTATCTTGCGCTGCCCTTTGTTATGCCCCCACCGCGGAGCAAGGGCTGTATAGTCATCTTCTGCTTCAGAAAGGGTCTTATCCCATACATATAGAGTTTTTATGGAAATCTGGCCTAAAATTTCATAGATTTTCGGGAAAAGTAGGGCTGAATTATAGCTTTTTATAAAATTTTCAGCCGCCTTTAAGACCTTTTCACCCCGTTTTTTAGCCGCTTCTTTCTCAGCTCTAAAGGCTCTAACCAGATCCGCTCTGGCTAAAGCAATACGTTCTGCCCACTGCGGAAGCTGTGTTGGTTCATGATAGATATTTTGTGAGCTGACCGGCGCAAGTTGACGTTGACTTTGAATATGGGTAATAACAGTGTTGGGATTGTTTTCTACTGGAGAAAGAGCCCTGATGAGCTTAAAACGAATATCCTGGGGTAGGGAAGAAAGGATGTATTGTTTCTGTTTGCCACCACGGGCACGCCCTTTTATCTGTTGATATGGCCACTTTTCTTTTCTTGCTCTTTTATCAATTGTTTGTCTTGAAACCCCTAATATCTCCGCAATTTCTTTAGCTGTGAAGTATTCTTTCATCTCCGCCCCCAGATTTGCTTTGCCCTCTCTTTAGAAACCATATAGAGCGCCCGCTTCCCGGCTGGATATTCTATGAGCGCCAGATAATCCACCCCCAGCCTAGAATGCGGAAAGATTTGTCGTGGATTAAAAAGACCTAAAAGTTGGCCTTTTGTAGCAGCGTCTTTAGAAAGGTGATAGACAGATAGTTTGCGTAAGTTATGTAATTGCCGTAATTTACTTAAAATGCCGTTAAAATTTGCCTTCCCAAGCCCGGTACGTATATCCACTGCCATTTACGCCGCCTCTTTACAAAACTCTTCCACCCGACAGCCGTGCCTTTTGAGCCACATAGCTATCCTTTTGTTAGCCTCTTTTCCATTTACGAAATTACAAACACACACTTTAGAAATTTCTAATTCCCTAGCAATTTGACTCTGTTTAACCCCGTTTCTTAAAAGCCATATCTTTAGTTCTATAGGCCTTTTAATCCTGATGCTTTTTTTCATACTTTGATTTCCTCCATTAAACGGCGTGTTTTTTTAGATAGTGCACGCCTTTGCAATTCTACCTTCCCCCACTCCAAAATTTTGATTTCACTTGGCCCAATAACTTGCAGCCCAAGCGGCGCCACAAGCGCCTGTAAAGGAAGGATAGATTTAGTCACCTGGCAAAAAATAGGGAGTAACTTCCAGGGGATTAAATGATTGGCACTGGCCGCCACCCATTTATCTAGTAGAGAAAGGCTTACTTTTGTTTTTATGCCTTCCACACCGGCCAGCCGGTTTATTTCATCAACAACCTGCTCCCGACTGAGCCTGCACTCTTTAAGAGCTTCTCTCATTGCCGACTTGACCCTGTTAGTCGGATCAAGGCTGACCTGTTCAAAAAGACTGGGTTGATACATTTAAGCCCTCTTTAAACACCTCTTAAAAACACAAAAGGCACTCCAGCGTGTCCGCCAAAGTGCCCTTTGATGTCTGAAATTTAATGTTGACTTATTATAACTATACATGGTAATCTATATCCCAAACTTAAAGGGTTAAGTTTATATAGCATATAAATATGTATCTTGTCAACCCTTTTTGTGGTTGCTTAGAGAATAAAAATATGTTTTTGAGTAGTGTTATTGTAAATATCCTATATTTATGTATTTTAGAGTGGTTGCTTAATAAAAAACATGGTTGCTTGAAAAGTTGCTTAGTCAAATTAAAATTTCTCGTTTTCAAGCAACCATGTTTGTGTGGTTAGAAATATGAAAACGATAGCAGAAAGAATTAAGTTTCTTTATGAAAAATCTGGATTAACACAGCCTGAATTTGCTAACAGGATTGGGATACATAAAAACACACTTATAAAGTACATGAGGGGAGAAAGTAGCCCACAATCAGATACTTTAGAAAAAATAGTTGCCATGTTTAAGGTTAACCCTACTTGGCTTCTTACAGGAGAAGGAGAGCCATTTGAAAAACCTAAAAAACAGCCTGGTCATGTAGCCGAATCTGAAATTGAATATCTTATAGAAGAACATACCATGATCCCGCTTTTAGACACAGAAGTTGCCGCTGATGTAGTTGGCACCTGGCCCACTGAAAAGATTGTTGATTATTACCCCTTTAAACGTGTCTGGCTGCGCAAAATCAGCGGAAGTTCTGAAGAAAAACCTAAACGCTTCGTCCTTCTTCGCTGCCGTGGTGACTCCATGTCCCCCACTATAAACAATGGCGAAGTTATGCTGGTAGATACAAACCTGAATAGACGGATAGAAATAGAAGATAACGCTATTTACATAGTTCGGCGGGAAGATGATACTATTGCCGTTAAAAGAGTTGTCCAAAAAGGTCCTAATGTACTATTATGCTTGAGTGATAATATAAATTACAAGCCGTTTACTATAAAAATTGAGTCAGAAAAAACCATCCAGGACTATATCATCGGCCGTGTCCTCTGGATCGGCCGTGAATTAGTAAAATAG